CCGTCTTAACTGTAAGTGGTTTCCCCGCCACCCACATTATCAGGTATCCACTGTGACGAAGCGTGCGCCCAGAACGGTCGAAACCTGCTTCTGGTCATACGCCATTTCCATCTCGATGCGGTCAGCACGGAGATGATCCATACGGAAGCGAGAAACTCGCTGACCGTCTGGTCCTGCTCCGCTGTAGCCATTCCACGAAAAAGTGAAACCGGCGCTGGGCTGCATCAAGGACGGAGAATCAGGGACATAGAGAAGCAATGCCGTGTCGGTGGTGTAGATTCGCGAAATCGAATCCGTAGCACCTTCGAGCGCGCTGTTGTAAACGCCGCGAGCGACGAGAACATTCTTCATTCCAAGAAGCGAAGCCAGCAAATCCTGACTCACTACGCCTGTTTGCGTGTAGCGAATTCGGTCAACCACATCCGCGGAGTTTTTCAGAGCGTTGTAAGCAGCCACACCGAGCACGAGCGTATTTCCACGAAAGCCGGTCTTGGCTTCGATGGAATCTGCTTGAGCTTCAATGTCCTCGATAGGTGTCGCGCCACTGGCGTCCCACTTAGTTGAGGGGGTGATGTCTCCCGCTGTAGTGGAACCCGTCCAAGAACCACCGCTAAAAAAGCTACTCGCCCAATCGCGATCTCGCTTGATCAGCATTTGCTGCGTCAAGAACTTGGTAGCGTCGCTATCCATGTTCAGTGGCGCATCGGCGTTAGCCCGAATCTGATCATCCACATCTTTGTGCAACGCAATGGCATTCGCGCTGTAAGATGCTGTGGTCAGGTTGTACCCAGCACCCGCTGACTCTGTGCCGGGGGCGCGGAGTTGTGCGGTAGAGCGCATAAAATCGCCCTGATCGTACTGGAAATAGAGGTCAGATTGCTTAGGAACGCTGATGTTCGGAAAGCACTTCGAAGCGATAAAATGATCCGCTTCCTGGAGATATGCGATGGATACGTTTGTTAACGGGGCGTTAACATGAACATCGCTTCTAGTTGGAGTAGGCATTGTTCAATCTCCCTTTACGCTTGCTTGCCGTTTTTCTGGAGGAGGATAGAGACAATGTCCCCATCGGCGGTAGGATCTTCTAGTGCGACACCCATGCGAAACGACCCCGTATCAGACACTTTGCCTGCGGAGTTAGAATCACAACCTACGTTGTAGCCTGCTCCAAGACCGGACTCAGTGCCGATATAGAGCTTGGTAACGCCAGCGATTGCAATGGTTGCGGCTTGTCCTGATTCAGGCTTGTTTTGTACAACGCCAACGGGGTTGCCGTCGTCGCCGGTCTTTACTGCCTGCCCGCTCGTATTCACGGATACAAAATAGTACTGGCTAGATGAGAGATCCTCCCCAGCAACTAAGCTAATCGTCTGCATATTTTCTGAGAATGCCATGATGGCTCCTTACTGACCTTGCTCGTCAAGGTACTGAGAGTAGAGTTCGGGGTTGTTCTGCATAACCGTTTCGAAGGCCTTTGCGTACGATCCACCCGACTTGGAAACACTCTCGCGAGCCATTCCGTCGAGTTTCGCGTATGCCGAAGCGCCACCTCCACGATTTGTCATACCGGACCCCAACTCTGTGAGCAGACCGGCTTTCTCGATTGTCGCGCTGACTGACTTGAAGATGCCTTCGATGTCTTCAGCAATTTTTGGAGCCAGGACGTGAAGAGACTTGAGCATCAAGCCCACCTCTTCAGACGACTTGCCTGGCACATATGGAAAATCCGTCTTGGCTTTTTCAACGAACTCTTTACGAAGCCGCTCATCACGCTCGACCTTCAAAGCCTTTTCGAGCTTCTCAGATTTCGCAACGGCCTCTTTTTGCGACTTGAAGAGAGCCGTCATCTGGCTACGGACGTTTTTAGGAAGAGCTTTGAGAGATTTTTCGACCTCTTCTTCCTCTTCTTCCTCTTCTTCCTCTTCGGCTTTGTCCAGCTCATCCTCGTCAGAGAGCTTAGCGCCTTCAGACTCTTTGCCTTCTTCGAACTCGCTGGCTTTTTCAGCGTCTTCTTCCTCGTCAGAGAGCTTAGCGCCTTCAGACTCTTTGCCTTCTTCGAACTCGCTAGCCTTCTCAGCGTCTTCCTCTTCTTCCTCTTCTTCGGCTTTCTTGTATTCAGCTTTCTGAACACCGAAGCCCTTCGCCAGGACACCCAAGGCATCGGCGGGAGAGATCGAGTCGGAATAGGCGTTGAGAATTTTCATCGCGCCTTTGATTGCTTCGGCAGCTTCGGCGTTCTCGCCGAGCGCACTGCTCTTAACTACTTGGTCGAATTTTGTGTCTTCGCTACTTGGAGCGTCGATCACCGCGTGCAGAATGTCTGACATTTCTTTCTCCGATGACTTTAGGACGGGAAATCGCTTTTTGAGGTTAGCGCCTTCCGGCACCAAGCTCACTTCGAGCGTTTCAACGTCTGTTAGTGCCGTGATGGCCATTTATCGTTCCTCTTTTAGTTCCACGAATTCGACTTGAGGCATGCTGCTTTTGGCTGTCTTCTTCCGGTTGCCATAACCACCTATCGAGTAGGCATTTAGCTCACCGGCTTTGACTTTCGCCCATTCAGCATCACCCAGTTTCGTTCCTAGTACCCACGAGCCTGAATGCACCACATCATCCCCGAAGGGCATTGTGTAAGCCTTGTGAGGTTCGTTCGCCATCGCGTTATCGTAATCCTCACGGCTTGGATAAGGAACCATGTACGATTCCACCGGATGAGCATTAGCTTGGTCGCTATGGTCGAGCCCAATCACTCGCGATTCCGCGAGCCATCTGTGGGCAGTTTCCTCAATTGCTTTTGGAGGCACCCAATCGTCTTGGCTGTCGACTTGATAAGGATCAAGCACAATGCCGTAGACTATCTGCTTCTCCGAGTCTGCCTTAGAAATCGGCACGACTAACGATTCAGACTTGTCAGGAAGATCCTGACCAACACACTCCTGCTTCTCAATCAGCTCATCGGTTGTGTTTTTGTCTTCTTCTGCTCTACCTAAGATTCGCTCATTTTGTGCGTCTAGGTCAAGAAAGAAATGGCGGCTTCTTTTAAGTACCGCGTTGAGCTTGCGCTCAATCTCCCCGCTATCCCCGAAACGGCGTACCGCTTTTGGGTGGGGTAGGACGCATGTGGCTAGATCTCCCAGAGCGTTCTTCGCTACCCGCCCGAGAGCTATAACCTCCCGCGGTTGCTTGGTTTCTACCCAATCGAGCTGGGTGATATCGACGATGCAAACACTGCTTTTCTCAACCCCGAGCTTCTGCAAATAGAGGTCTTTGAAAATCCGCCCATCCTGCCCCACGAGATATTCCCCGCGTGCTTTGTCTACCGAATTAGGCTCTTCGACCACGAAAACAATTGGGCTATTTGGCGAATGAACCGCCAAACTGCTCTTATTGAGCTTGCGGAGCTTCGCTTTTTCAACCTCTATTTGCTTTGTGGCTTCTCGCATCAAGTCGCATGACGGACATTTCACACCGCGCTGCGTCATTTCCCCCACCAACATCGAAGCTGTTTGGACGATGACAGGTTTCATCTCTTCATCACGCTTGTGGTCCTGGTGCCATTCGTCCAGATATTCCCAAGCCGCCTTGATGTCTCGATCGCTCATTTGTTCGATAAACGCTTGGGTCATCTGGGCCAGCGCCATCTTGGCAATCATCTTTGCCCCAGCCTTGGCGTTGCGACGTCGCCCACCGGCTGTGCCCCTCGCCGCCTGGTGAATCTTGGCGTAGGCCCAGCCTGGCAGCTCTTCTTTAGCCAGCTTCAGCGCCTCTTCCATGTACTCTTTGCTAGCCTTCTGAACCCCAGGCTTCTTCTGGTCTTCGCGCCACTCGGCGATGATACCTTGGGCCCACTTCTGCCCCGCATCCCCGCCATAGAGCTTCCAGGCAATCAGACCCGCGCCCGGATAGCCTTTGTCGCTAGAGTCGCGGTTGGCTGGTGATGCTTGAATGTCTTTCTCGTGCCCGGCAAAGAAGACCACCATATCCTTGACCGTTTGCATGGGTAACGATTTACCGCGCCGAATCATCTGCCCGATAGTCGTCTTTGCATCGCTCCGGTTGAACTCTTTCTCCCACGCGAAGCCCTGGTTCACCTCACTCACAACAGACTGAGGCGGCTTATAACTCTTCTTCTCGAACCGAGATCCCACTTGGCTGGTAGCGATCCGGGCTGCCTCTTCCTCGTCCCCCGTCTCTTCCAAGACGGCTTCGAAAATCTTGTCCCACTCTTCCGGTTTTTGAACTCGCTCAAGCATCTTCGACCTCCTCGCCGCCAACGGTTGGTTCTTCGTTGATGACTTCTTCCTCAACACCCTCGTTGTAGAGGGCATCGTCGTGGGCCTCTTCTTCGGCCGGTCGCTCGCTTCCGAGGTCTACCGGTGGCAGATTCGCGAACTCGCGGATCCAACCTTCCAAGGCATCGTCTGGGGTGATGAGTCCCGCGCCAGCCAGACCCGTCAGCGCCGCGCCAAGGTCTCGCACATCCGGAGTCTCGATATCGCTAAAGACTAGCTTCGGATAATACTCAGCTTCAGGCCAACCGTTGAGCCGCATGAGCGGAGCAATGGCTTGCTCGTTGAACGTGGTGGCGATGGTTTGCAGATACGTCCCGAGCGCTTGCGCAAAGAGCGTGGTTTTGCTCGAAGCCAAGGCGAAAGATCCATGTGCGTCCATCCCGAGAAGAACAAACTCCCCGAGCACCGATAGCGCGGTTCGCGATTCGTACCGCTTCACAATCTCGTTGACGTCTACAGGCCTACGTCCACCCGCGCTCAGTAAGCTAAGCTTAAAGCCGCTGGGGTTGCCGTCAATATCCGTTTCGGATGGAATGACCACACCCTCGTATTCGTCTCGGCGAATTTTTTGGATCATATCGCGGAAGTCAGCGACCACCGCTTTTTGCGCTGCCGTGGCGTTGCTAGCTAGAAGCTCTAGCGGGATCTGCATCACGGGAAAGCCCGCCAAATCCCGTTCTACACCCACGGCCTCTATCTCCTGAATCCGCTTACAAAAAAACCAAGACCGATAGGCGTTTCGTAAAATCGACCTTCCTTCTGGGTTGTTTTTGTGACTCTCCGTTCGAAAGTGAACACACTTCTCGATGGGCAAGAACGTGAGTTCGTAGTTGGGTGGGGCCATCTGCCACATGCCGAGGGTTTCGCCCTCTTCAGAGAACTCCCACTGGTAGAGCGTGTCCTGTGCCCGGATCCCAAACTTGCGCCAACCCAAGCGACCGTCTCGGTAAACGCTATTGGTCTTGGGGTCGTCCGTGTGACCTTTTCGGATCTTGTAGAGCGTCTCGAAGTAAGCCCAACCGAAGGGCAACATCGACAGAACCTCGGAGAGAAAATCTGGCCAACTCACCGACATATCCGACAAACACTCGTTGACGAACTTGGCGTAGAGGCGATGTTTTTCGAAGGTTCCGGAGGGCTGCACCGTTGCCTTGGTTTGTCGAACGAGCGTTTTGATAGCGTAGAGAAGAGCCCCGATGACAGGATCGTTATCCTTCATCTCGGTGTAGATCTTGACGCCTTTGGTGCCTTCGAGTTGCCTAAGCCACTCCTCGTTAACCAGGCCACCTTGGCGATTAAGTCCTGTAACGCCTAGGACGTCTAGAACGTTGTAGTCATCTATTTTCTCATCCATCGTTTACTCTCCAACTCCAAATAGTTTGGCTTGATCGGCTGTCAGTGGACGGATGCTACATCTGCAATTAATTATCTCGCTAGCATCAGCGCCGGGATCGCCGGGATACTCTAAAGTTTCCCCCGTTGCGGGGTTTTCAAACGCTTGCCCAGTCGGGCGGATCTGCCCGTCTAACGCATCGTGTTCTCGATCACCGGATAGACCGTCTGTCTCAGCGATCCACATCCAGTATTGAGTTCCTAAAATCTTCCCAGCCTCGACTCGTCCCCGATTCCGAGCCTGGTTGATTTCGGTTCGTGCAATCATCCGCGCCCGCGCCGCCAACCCGAAAGCCGTGAACCGCTTACCTAGCGGCTTGAGCGCGTAGGGCGTCTTTGCCGCAGACGGCACCGTGAGCCAATTTCGAAGCCGGTGGGACACTTGCCCGATCGACAACTCAGGCTCGTCCGCGTACCAAGTCCCCAGCGCTCGACCCACCGAGTGGCGCATCTCTTTGCGAAGGTTTTTGGGAATGCGCTGCAAGAGAATCTCTTTCTCGAAGAGATAGGTGTCACGCATCGCGGGAGTGAGGAGCCATTTCGAGCCCGCAATCTCTCGGCCGCTGTCCACAATCTGCCGAACCCCGTAGAGCATGATAATTTTCAAGAGTTTCTCATCATCCCAATCGTCTCCGCTGGCTTTGCGAACCCGCATCAAAGCCCTAGGCCCTTCCGAGCGAAGCTCTTGGATGATTTTTCGAATGTGCTTCTTAGCCTCGGCTTTCAGATAACTCTCTAGCGCTCCAGCCATCGCTTTGGCTCTCGATGTCACGACGCGCCGATGTCGTCTCGACTCCCCGTCGAAATCATCCTGACTGATCGTCTCAATCTTCCGAACGAGTTGCCGCTCATGACGCGGTGCGTGATGCCGGTGCCCGCAAAGAGTCATCTCAAAACCACTCCTTCGGGACGTAGTTAGCCTCGTTGTCAACGCGGATATTGACCGTGGAGCGCGAATCTAACTCGGTAATGGCATAGACCAAGGCATCGAGCCTATCGGGGCTCTGAGGCATAAACGTGGACGAATACGAGCAGAGTTGATCTTCGAGCTGAGAGTGGCCCCCGCCGACGTGGTGGCACCTGCCCTGCTCATACCGGCTAGCGACGGGCTCAGCACGGGCGAATTTTCCTTTGGAGGCTCGAATAGCTCGATAGGATATGCCGGAGTCGATTTGTCGAATAACCTTTTCCACAAGATCTCCCCCTTGGTTCACTTCCGCCACCACCCGGTCAGCCCCCAGCCGGTGATACGCATCGACCACCACACGCGCCCACTTATCCACTGACAAACGACCGCTCAGATCTTCGATAACATAGAAGTCGCCGTCTTCCCCGAGCCCCGCAATGATGATCCCTGTCTCATCGCTGCCTCGCTTCGAACTCATCGCGGGGTCCACCGCAATGACAATCCGAGCCAGCTCAGGAGCCTCAGCGACTCGGTTGCTGTCGATAACGGCTCGCGTCCAGAGCGCACCCGGTAGCTCATCGATC